TCAGAGGAGATGGTGAAAGAGATTCTAGAAGAATTAACGGTAGATGTTTCTCCCGAACTAGGTGGATGGGCCTCAATGGCCGCTGCTGACACACAACCGCATGTCGAAGAAATGGAAGCGGTAGCAGCTGCTGCGGAAGCACAATCCCCCGAAGTTACTGATGAAAAAGAGAAGTATCTAGAGTTGTATGAGGCAAAGGTTTCCTCCTTAGAGGAAGAGGCTGCTTCGATGAGGTCCTTGCTTGGAGAAGCCCGGGCTCAATTAAATTTTTTGATATTGGAAAATGCCAAGCTCCTTTATCAAAATAAGGCACTGAATAGCGCCTCCTTGAATGAGCGACAAAAAGAAAAAATTGTCGACGCTGTTCGTAACGCCACTACTGTAGAAGAGGCAAAGATGTTGTTCGAAACACTTCAAAGCGCAGTGGGCGGTCACAAGACCCGCCGCACAAATTCACTTCGCGAAGCTGTAAGTCGACCGAGTGCCTCGATGCTGTTAAGCTCAAAGAGAGAAGCTGCATCTACTGCAGTTGATCCAAATTTGGATCGTATGTTACGTTTGGCAGGTTTGAGAAAACAATAATATTTTAAAGGAGGTAATATAAAAAATGTCTATTGTACAGAAATTAACTGAAGGCATCGTTAATCGTGACCTTTCTAAAGAAGGGGCTGCTCTTATTAATAAGTGGGAACAGACCGGTCTTTTAGAGGGCCTCGGTGGCGATCACCTTCGCAACGGCATGGCGTGTTTGCTTGAGAACCAAGCAAAAGAACTACTCCGCGAATCTTCCAGCATGGCTGGTGGAGACGTTGAGGGTTTTGCCGCTGTTGCATTCCCCCTGGTTCGCCGAGTTTTCGGCAACCTAATTGCTAACGATCTTGTTAGCGTTCAGCCCATGAGCTTGCCCTCTGGTCTGATCTTCTTCCTTGACTTCACGGTCAGTCAGCAGATTGGCGGTCGCGATATCGTCCAGTCTCGACTTGGTTATAACAACAGTTCATCGTTCTACGGTGGTAATGTGGTTGGTAGCCAGATCACTGGTGGTGTTAACTTGGATGACTATGGTGTCGGTTGGGCCGGCGGTCCGTATAACCTTAATAACGGTTATGCGTCTCCGACAGGATCCGGCGCAGGAAACGCTGTCACTACGACGCCAGTCCTCGGATTTCATGGTGATTGGGGTGATGTGGATACTGATGGCGCCAAGATGATGAAGGCGTTCCGTTTTGATGCTGACTTGGCGTCTGGCTCTGCGGTTGTCGCGGAAGTTATTCTACTCAAGTCCGGATTTGATCAGATTCTACTTGAGGGCCCTGAGTCGTTCAACGTGTCTTGTTCTTCCGGTAACGGCGTCGTCGCCAACGCCGCCGACACTCCGTCGGCGCGTCTGTTGCGTCGTTTGACGCGCGAAGTGAGTGCTTCGGGTACCCCGTATATTGCTACTTATTGGACAGGTCTCTTGGCCGACGGCGGTCACACCGCAGGAAGTCTAGACTTAGGCCGCGCTGTTCTCTCGGGAATTTCGGCCTCTACGAACACACTTTCGTGGGCCCAGACTGATGATTTTGCCGAGGGAGGAGCGCTTGGTGCGGTTGTTGGTCAGGTGGAGTGGGGACTGGAAAACAGCCCCGACATCCCGGAAATCGACATCAAGATCGACTCCGTGGCAATCACGGCTGTTACTAAGAAGCTCAAGGCTAAGTGGACCCCTGAGTTGGGACAAGATCTCAACGCATACCACAACCTTGATGCCGAGGTTGAGTTGACTCAGATTCTGTCTGAGCAAATCGCACTTGAGATTGATCGTGAGATCCTCGCGGATCTTGTGAATGGTCAGACCGCGGCAACGCGTTACTGGTCACGTGCTCCAGGCAGGTTCCTGAATCGCGAGACTGGTATTGAGGTCGGAGCCTCTACGGTTACTCCCGACTTCACTGGTAACGTCAGTGAGTGGTATGAGACCCTCATTGAGACAATCAATGATGTCTCTGCGAATATTCACCGCAAGACTCTACGCGGCGGCGCAAACTTTATTGTTTGTTCCCCGGATGTAGCTAACATTCTTGAGTTCACTGCTGGCTTCCGTGCAAACGTTGCCGTTGACAGTGAGCGTGGTGATGCAGGTTCGGTGAAGGTTGGTTCGCTCTCTAAGAAGCTTGACATTTATGTCGATCCTTATTTCTTGCGGAACGTTGTTCTCGTGGGTCGTAAGGGAAGTAGCTTCCTTGAGTCCGGATACGTCTATGCGCCGTATGTGCCGCTACAGACTACTCCCACTATCTTTGGACCCGAAGACTTCGTGCCCCGTAAGGGCGTGATGACTCGCTATGCCAAGAAGATGGTGCGTCCTGACATGTATGGTCTTGTCATCATCGCGGATATGATGGTCGGCTAATACACGTTAGCGAGTAAATAATATGAAAGCCCTGGCTCGTTAGAGCCGGGGCTTTCTATTTATAACTAGGAATACTAGTTACAACACGAGGGCTTACTATGGCGGTACCACAGCTTAATCCAAAATCTACTACTAATACTAATGTTTTACCGGTGACGGGGTCCCATAGTAAGGTCACCGGGTCTCTGCCGTTTGGAGTATATGCTCTTTCAACTGATTTTGTTTCCGGAGCAGTAGATCAGGTCTCCTATACCTATAAAAAATTAGGTGGAGATGTTTTAGATATTGAATTAACTCCTGGGAATGTATATGCCGCTTACGAAGAGGCTGTTTTAGAGTACTCTTACTTGGTAAATGTCCATCAAACAAAAAACTCTTTAGCCAGCTTCTTGGGTCACACCACCGCTTCTTTTGACCAAGATGGTCAGATTAAAAGTGGAGATGCACTGTCTGGATCCGAGATAGAGCTTCGTTATCCGAAGTATGACTATGGCTACATTCGCAGAGTATCGGATAAAATGAGTACCGAAACGGCCCTCGGGGGCACCGAGCCCATTTACTCTGCTTCTTTCGCGACGATTTCAGAACAACAGGATTATGATCTGCAAGCGATTGTCTCTTCTTCTGCCGCCACCGACACCACGAAAGAATACTATCAGAAAATTGGCAACAAGCGTATCATCATTCGACGCGTTTATTATAAAACGCCCCAGGCAATGTGGCGCTTTTACGGATACTATGGAGGCTTCTCCGTAGTAGGAAACTTGCGTACCTACGGGCAGTATGCAGATGATTCTACTTTTGACATTGTTCCCGTTTGGCAGAATAAATTGCAGTCGATGGCTTATGAGGATGCGCTTTACACGCGCGTTTCGCACTGGTCGTATGAAATAAAAGATAATCGCCTTCGTATTTTTCCCGTACCTCGCCAAGGAGCTAGTCCTAAGAAGTTTTGGTTCCAGTTCACAGTCGAGAGTAATCCATGGGAAGCTTCGGGCTCCGCCGCTCAAAGTGTCCGTGGCGTTAATAATATGAATACGATGCCATTTCAAAACGTCTCATACGGAAGCATTAATTCCATCGGAAAGCAGTGGATTAGGAGATTTGCTTTGGCACTCACAAAAGAAACGTTAGGACAGATACGTGGTAAGTTTAATGTAGTACCCATTCCGGGCGAGAGTGTTACTTTGAACGCCTCAGAACTATTATCTCAGGCGAAATCGGAACAGGACGCTCTACGAGAAGAGCTGAAGACCACTTTTGACGAGCTTACTTACACTAATCTCGCATCTAAAGATAATGAGATGGGAGAGAATTCTAAGACAGCACTGGGGAAAGTCCCAGTCGGCATATTTGTAGGGTAGTCTAGATGGGAGATCCAGAAGACAAGTGGGAACAACCTGAGGCGCCACCTCCTCCAATGTTTTTTGGAGAGAAGGAACGTAATTTAGTTAAACAGGTGAATGATGAACTGGCCGAACGCGTCGTTGGCCAGACTGTGCTCTATTATCCTATTGATATGGAGCGCACGAATTTTCATTCTCTTTATGGCGAGAGTATCAACAAAACTTTCTTGCCACCTGTGCGTGTATATGCGTATGTGGTGGTGGGTAACGAACAGACTAACGATAAATACTCGTATGAGTACCAGAGCACACTTACTGTCAATTTTCATCGCAAACGCCTGACGGCTGATCAAAACTTATTCGTCCGGGCCGGAGACTTTGTATTGTATGGCGGAAAATATTATGAAATAATGCGTACGTACAACGACACGCGCTACTACTTTGGCCAAGTCGAGCACAAATTTCAGGTGACGGCTGATTGTAGGCGCGCACGAAGAGGACTATTCGATGCCACGTAGTAAATCTATTCAGACGCAAGAAGAAATTCAAAACCCCTCTCCAGATAATTGGACTGGCGTAAAGGACCCCTCTATCTTACAAGAGATAGAGTTTATGCCCTCTACTTTGGAAACTATAGACTATGCCGTTTTCGACTACCTGAACAACGACCTAGATCTCCAGACCGACAGCAACAAGGGGTTTGACAAGGTGCCTATTATTTGGGCATCGAACGAAAGGTCATATCAGCTCAAGGCGAATAAAGATTTGCGGGATGCCGAAGAGACTTTAATATACCCCCTCATCACCCTAGAGAGAAAGGGAGTTATTAAAGATATTACAAAGCGTATTATTCCCTATGCTAATCTTTATCCACCCGGCGACCCTCGCGGAGGTACTTTAACAATCGCGCGACGGATTAACCAAAAGAAAACGGCTGAATTCCAAAATAATCTTTCGCGACGCAAGATGTTGGATGGCCGCATCGCAGGAAAGGGAGATGGTCAAAATACTTTTCCGGGGATTGTGGATCAACGAACGGTTTATGAAACTATTACGATTCCTCTCCCGGTCTGGGTGTCGGTAGAGTACGAGATT